TTGAAAATAATCCATCGACAGTTTCGTATAGGTTTTCTGATTTAACATTACCAACCCAAGTCTTTAGATTATTTAACTCAGAAGATTTAATTTTGTTAATAGAGTTTTCATACATGGTAATACACTCATGTATATAATCATTAACCGTATTTTCGTTTAAACCCTTCTTAGAACTTAATTCATCGTATAGATAAAATATCTTACTGATATTCTTATTTTCCAATACCAATTTTTTAAAATTCTTTAACTCATCTTTAAAAGTATCGTTAGAATATGATTCTAATAAAACTTTTTCTATCTTAGATTTTAATATACCAAACTTAATCATTTTCGTTTTTTTATTATAAATATCAATCTTTTAGAAGTTTACTCAGTTGAGCCTCCATTTCTCCTAAAGAATTTTTTCCTTTGGATAAATCAATATACGAGTCTTCGTCCGTTAATGAGTTTGATTCTAATAGAATTTTTAAGTTGTCTCTTTTAAATGATTCAGGAGTTACTCCCGCATCTCCACCTGGCTCAGGTCCTGAGGGTGGTGGTGGCGGTGGCATTGATTCTCCCCCTCCTTCACCTCCAGGAGGTGGTGGTGGGGCCCCTCCCGCGTTTGCAGTTGAGCCTGATTTGTTACCATATAATTTGTCAACATTGTCAAAGATACCTGAATGAGTGATGATTGTTGCGGTGTTTGTTAACTCAGCACCAACCGCTTTCTCAATACGTTGTTGTTGTAAATCAAGTTTAATTTCTTCATCAGAGAATCCTAACACATGTTTTTTCGCCCATGATACTGACACAGGTGCAATACCTTCGATAGCAGTAACCGCATCTTTGTAAAGTAAAATCTTCTCTTTCCACAAATCAACTTTTAATAAATCTGCTTGAGATGATGGATTTGTTAAACCTAATGTAAAGTTCGATAACTCATCCTCAAATCCTAATAGGAATAAGTGAATAATCGCAATCTTATTCATTTCAGCAATCATACATTTTTGAATTCTATTGATAGTTCTTGCAAAACGAATATCCATTAACGATAAGTTTTTACCCTCACCAACAATTTCCTCAAAACCTAAAAAGGCTTTAGGAACACGTAGTGCGGTTAATAATTTCTTTTGGATGTACTCGATATCAGCAATCTCTGATAAGTTCTGAGCTCCTGGTAATGTATCGATAGGGTTTGCTTGTGCGGGGTCACGAACAGGTATAAAGTAATCTTGGTCAACCGCCATTTGATTGAACCGTAAATCCACATTACCTGTTTTAGAGTCCACAACTTGGTCTCTTTTAAATTTGTTTGCAACACGTTGTACATACGCCTCAACATCTTTATCATCCATGTTACCAACAAATACTTTGAACACTCTTCTTTCAGGTGCTCTTGATGTTCTATAAATTAACATCGCATCTTCAGATAACAATAATTGTTTCCAAATACGTCTTGCCTTCTCTAACATGGAAGTACCGTATGGAAGTTTTCTATCATCACCTAATAATCTAAAGTGAGCCATTTCCCATGAATTGAATTCCATGTCCTTGGCTTTCCATTTAAATCTTAAACCTTTATTTTCAATAGGTTCATCGATGTTTTGTTTTGCCGCTTGAGCTGGCATACCTCTTTCCAAACGTTCAATTTCAATGTTTGGTAATTGCATACAACCAACAATACCCTTATCTGAATCTAATTTTAAATAAACAAAATTATCTCCGTACTTACAAGTATTTCTTACCCACATAGGTAAGTTTGTGTTGATATCTAATACATTATTAAATAAATCGGCTAGTATTGATTTGATTCTTTTTGATTCGGAATAGATTTGTAACATATATCCGTTCTCATCCACTGTTGTGGATTCTTCACCATAAATGTCTAACGCCGCAGAAATTTCAGGAGTATATTCCATAGATTCGTAATCGTAAAATGATGCCAATCTTGTTGGTTCGTAATAAACCGATTGGGTGTACATGTTACTTTCAATCTTTGTCCACTGATTGGCTAAGTAATAAGTTTGTTGAGCCTGTAATAACTCTTTATCGTATTCTTGTTTAGAAGTAGTCTTTAATAAGTCTTTTCTATCAAACTTATATGTTGGGTAATCTTGGTTTAACAAGGCGTTAGGCCCAAATGCGTGAGATAACCTCTGCCATACCGTTAAATTTCCATTGTCGTTATTTTCCATATTCTAAATTTAATTCTTATTAGGGATAACTAAATAGTTATGAATTCCCTTTGTTTTTGGTATTATTATTTGCGTTGTTGTCAGAACCCCCCTGTCGATTAATTTTGTTATCTCCACCAGGTTTTACTGAACTAATACCTTGACCAGGAACATTCAATTTACTTCCATTGAGTTTTCTACCTGATTTTTTTCTTCCTACCAATCCCATTGTTTTATTTTGTTTTATTATAAATATTAACGGCCACCAAATAACCAGCCGTATTTCGCATATTCCTCACGACCGACATTACTATTTGAAAATTGGTTGGTTCTTTCTGTCCCATAAGGTATTACAGGATTGAATTCGATTTGTCGACTAGATGAATGGTCATTATTAACTGACCACGAATCTAACATCGCTTTAGTATGTTCAGTCACTTTAGTTAAATTACTAAATGATGATTCCGCAACATAAGTCGCCATGGCAATCGACATAATTAAATCGTCATGGTGACCCTTTTGATGGTCAGGTCTACCACTGATATAAATAAACGTATTCATTTCATTATAGAGTCTCGCACTATAGATTTTAAAATCATGTCTCATTACCTCTTCAAAGGACGCAATGATTTGAACTCGTTTATTGTTAAAATTTATTCCAGGAATTTTTTCTAACGCTTTAGGGTCGTACTTCCATTTGTTCGCACTATCCACACCGTCAACATAAAGATTCTTATATCCCATTTCCTGCATCTTTCTTGCAGTTGAAACTCCCATACCTCCTGTAATATCAATTACGACAAAACAAGAATACATATTAGCCCATTTATAACAAATCTCGGCCATTGTATCAGGTGGTAATTTACCAACGTATTCTGCAACTTGTTCTCTCGTATCAAAATCGATTATTTGGAATGAACTAAAATCCTCACTATCTCCACGACTGACATCGACGCCCATAACATACTTGTGACCAATAACAGGTTCTTTCCATATCCATAAGGCATTACCCATCATTTTGGTTTGTGGTTCAGTTAACATATTTTCACGAATCTTCTCCAATAATGATGAATCAAATACGTTATCTCCTGAACCTAAAAAATTACACTCTAACTCTTGTGATACTTTTCTCTTATCGTATTTAAGTTTTTTAACCATCCCCTCAAACCAAGATGAACAAGGTTTATAACCCTCATCCATAATCTCCCTGAGTTTAGTGTAGTCTCTATCATCAAATGAAATTCCACCCCAACTTACAATATTCTCTTTATCATATTCTTCTTTGTTTAACAAATAATGAATAATATTATCTGTCTTAACAAGATATAAATCTTTAGTGTATCTTGGGTCTCTATACCAAAACATTTCGGTGATTTTAAAATCATTCATGTTTCTCAATGCTTGGTCATAGATTTCATAATAAATTGCGTCATAACCGTTAGGTGTTGAAACGACAATTACCTTACCCCCTGTTGATAGGGACGCCATACACGCTGACCAGAAATCACTGTCGGCCTCGATAAAGGCCGCCTCATCAAATATTAGTATTGTTGGTGTAAATCCACGTAAAGCATCCTTTGAGGTTGCAACCGCCTTAACTTCACATCCATTAGTTAATTTATAATGTTTCTGTGAATTCTTATCAGGTGAGAACCCCGCGTTAGTCCATGACGGCCATTGTGACACAAAGGCTTTAATTTTATTCGCCATCTCCACAGACGTATCCAACTTATTTGCAATAATTAGAATTTTCTCAGGTCGTTCTTTTTTAGCAAAAACTAATTTTTTTGACGCCCATCCTGCGGTCACAGTAGTAACCCCTGCCTGACGATATTTTAAGGCGATGTTTTCGTTATAATTCTCATAATCCTCTAACAATGAAATTTGGTCAGGGAATAATTCCAATGGGACATATTTTGATACTGTGTTATCGTATGTTTGTAAGTACGTTCTTAACGCATAAGGTGTGTCCCTCATACATTTTACATACTCCATTAATAACTGTTCTTTTGTTAAAGTCATAAAACCATTTTTATATAAATATCAAAACCCCCATTTAAATTAATAAATGAGGGTTTATATAAATCTAATCTTTATTTTAGAAACCTAAAGAAGATAAATCAATGTCATCTAAGTCATCTTCATCATCGTCATTAGACATACTATCTTCATAATCTTGTTTCTTCAAATCCTTAACAATTTCGTCAACCATTCTTTGAATAAATTGTGTACCTTGTGGGTCACCATTTAAAATCAATTTCGCAACTCTAAAAAATTCTTTAGCATCCAATTTAGAGAATCTCATGAAAAGGTAATGTTGGATATGTTTCATGTCATCTTCGAATAATTCCATCGGATATGTTGCAACAAATTTCTCCCAAAATACAGGACCTAATCTTGAATCCCAAATCTCCGCAGGTAATGTGTCTTCGGCATTCATAACCAATTCTTGTTGTTTAGGGTCGTCAGGTAAACCGTGTGTACCGAATACCTCATAAACACCTTTCACTAATTCGTGGATAAGTAATGGGAATGTCGCAGCTCTTGCTTTAACTGTTGGTGGGTCAGTTTCTTCATCAACCTCACTTTGACCCATTTGTCCACCGCCGCCACCAGCCATTCCTTCCATATCAGGATATATCCAATACATATGTTCCATCAATGATTGTGTTACACCGTAAAGGTTTAACAATTGTGGGTCTAATCTATTTAATTCTTCACCAACCAAAACATACATATGACCACCTTTAAATGCTGCCCCTTGTATTAATGAGTTAATGAATCTTCTTTTCGCTTTTTCTAAATTGAATTGTTCAAACGCATCCGCGAAATTTAACAAATCTTCAGTGTGTTCTTCCGCTTCTTTAAACGCGTCTTCAACTTCTTCTTCTTCAGGTTCTTGAGGTTCTGTTCTCATTCCTTCAGCCGCACTCATACCACCATGAACCAATTTAGCATCAAACTGTAACGCTCCCTTAGGAATTCCAAGTTCTTTCTTAACTAAATCAATCGCCAAATTTTCAAGGTATTCTTTATTTTGACTTTCTATTCTTGAGATTTGTTGTAAACCTCCCATAGCCATACCCATAAGGTTCATTAAAGGATTTCTACCTTGTAATGGAGCGGTATTACCTAAATAACGTCTAACCTTGTCTACAGAGTCTTTAAATCGTTTTGATGAGACAACCTCAATAAAGTCTTTATCACCACCTGGCATCGCAGGATGTTCGTGATATGGAGTTTCTTTTGAAGTAATTTTTCTTTCAATCCCAGGTTCCATTCTTTCGGGTCCTTCGTAATCAATCGGTGCCTCTTTTAAACTTGATTTAATTTCAGTTAAAAGAGAACGTTCTCTATTTGTTAAACCTTCAGATAAAGATTTTCTCTCTAACTGTCTTTTGGTTCTTAGTATTTTTTCCATTTTTAAATTCAGGCCCATATTATTTTAATTTAATTCCTATTGATTTAAATGATAACCAACTTGGTAATTTTCCTTTAGACGCCTTAGGTGCCTTAGCAGGACCTGGTTTAGGACTATAAGGTGTTCCAGGTTTAGTTGGTTTCGTTATTGGTTCTTTTGTTTTTGGTTTAGAAGGTGCGACCTCTTGTTCGTCAACTTCGTGTTTGAGTGCCTTTGGAGCCTTTGCAGGTCCTGGCTTAGGACTATAAGGAGTTCCACGTTCTTTCTCCTTTGTTTTTTCTTTTTCCTTAGTTCTTTCTTTTTCTTTAGTTCCTTGTTCAGACACTAAAGATAAGAAATCTTTTTTAGACATTTTAGGTGTAATA